ATACCAGTTCGATTTCACCTCGCAGATTTGGAAGGATGTTTCCGGGGCATCGGCACCGTACACGTGTGAGGATCGCTGGTATTTTTTCCTTTACGGCAACACGCTCTATTGCGGCAATGGCCTCGATCCTGAGCAGATGTTTGAAATCGGCGTCGATACCGTATTCTCGGACAATGCCACGGCTCCTGTAGCGACAGACGGGGCAATTGTTGCTGATTTTGCCATGCGGGCGCTGCCTGATAATTCAATTCAGTGGTCTGCGCTTGATGATCCGACTTCAAATGATATTGGCATTCGCTTTTCCGACGTTCAGCCATTTGGCGACGGAAACGGGGTTCAACGTATTCTCCCGATCTCAAGCGGTGCGCTGATTATCCAGCGTGACAAGTTCGAGATCATGAACTTCCCTGACTCGGAGTATGTCTTCCGCCGCACGCAGTTGAATGGCTACCGCGGCTCGACGTCGAAATGGGCCACTGTCCTAATTGGGCAGGATGACTTCGTGACCTACTGCCCTGACGGCTTCTTTCGCGGCCTCAACATGCAGCCGATCGGTGCTGAAAGGGTGGACCGTTATATCCTCGAAGTCTGTGATGAGGACGCGCGGCAAGCCATGGTCGGCGCCGCTGATTTCGGGCGCAAGATCGTCGTTTTTCGTGTTCAAAAGACGGATGGCACATATCTGCTGCTCATCTATCATTGGCAATTGGACCAATGGACGCAATCGGATGCCGATTTGGCAGACCCGTTCAAATTGGAAACTGTCGGGTTGACCATCGGCCAGCTCGATACAGTCTTCCCGACCATTGCAGACCTCGCAAACGTTACCTGGGGCTCTGCCATCTTTGACGGTGGCGCGCTGGTGTTCGGAGGCGTGACATCCGAAGGCTATCTGGCGATGCTCACCGGGCCGGCGATGGAAGCCACGTTAGAGACAAACGAAGCATCATTGAACGGCACAGACAGGGCCTTTGTCAACGGTGGCAGGCTGGATGGGGATGCAGCCAATTACACGGTCACGCTCGCCACGGCGGATTACAAGGGGCAGGCGTTCAGGGCACGCAATGGCGTTAGCCCTTCGTCACGGACGCGTTTCCTGCCATTGAGGGGTGACGGGCGCGTGCACAAAGCGACTGTCACCATTCCATCGGGCGAGTCTTGGACGATCTACCAGGGCGTTGACTTGGATGTCGTAGGGTCTGGTAAATCATGATTACGTCGCTCACCGATGACCCGCGCGTTGTCTATCGTAAAAACCTGGCGGACAATTCTGTACATACGCTCGTTGATTGCGCCTCGAAAGAGGTAAAGACGCTCGAAAGCATGGCGATTTCGTGCGGGACAGGAACGACGTTCACGCTGATCTATAACGATGGATCTGCGGATTACTACATTTACAACGCGCTGGTTATGTCGGCGAATACAACGGTCTTCATCAATGATTTCCACCCCAAGATCAGATATCTGGATGGGACAGGAACAAGCCAGAAACTGAAGGTTCAGGCTGGCGCTGCTGATCGTATCAGCGTCGTTGCGGTCATGATCGATCATCTCCCGGTCAAGGAAAACAAAAACATCGGCATCTCTGGAACTGGCGGCGTTAACGTCGGCTGGATGGGAAGTAAGTGATGACGAAATTTTTTCTGAGGATGATGTAATGGACCTGCGACCATTTAAGCCTGGCGAATTCATCCGCAATGATGATGGGTCTATCTCGACCCAGAGAAGCCATACTCTCCAAGATGAAAATGGAAAATGGGTAAACATACCATCCCTTTGGACTGACAAGGATGGCGCTGTCTATAATCTTAACGAGGACGCCATCGCGACGGTGGCGAAGAAATATGAAGACAAGAACGGCAGGAAATTTTCACGGTTTGATGATTTAGATCAGGCTATCAATGCCGCGCAGACAAAGTCTCACAATTTTGGGGCCTATTCAGAAGAGAATAAGCCGAAGGGGCTATTGTCCATGCTGCAACAGGGGCCGATGTTAGGGCAGGGCTTGCTTGCCGCTGGCCTCGATCCGTTGCTTAGTGGGTACTCGAAAGAGCTTTATAACCCTGGCGCGTATGGGATTCTCTCACTGCCATTGAAGCAGGGAAAATGATCTGCGCCACGGTCGCAAAACAGGCCGATGTGGATGGCCTGTGGCCGCTCATATCGGCAGACGTCATCAAGTGCATAGAAAAGACGCCCACGTTTTTCACGGCTGCCGAACTGTGGGTCATGTGCCGCTCCGGCGCCGGCTTTCTCATCGTGGTGCATGAAGGGACGACCATTGTCGGCGCGTCTGTCTGGCGCTTCGAGGAAGCCAAATTTGTCTGTCTCATGCTCGTTGGCATGAACGGAAAAATGCGAACTGGCGAAGACTGGGTAACGGCCTTGTTCGAACGTGCCGCGGTCACTGCGAAGGCAGGCGGCGCGAGGCAGTTGATGGCCTCTGGCCGAACAATCCTCTTCGAGAAATTGAAGAAGCACCTCCCACAGGTGCGCATGATCAGATGCACCGTAGCGGTGGAGATTTAGATGCCTGGCGGAACACAAGAAACCACTACAAACACCACTGCTAAACCCTATCCCGGCTCAGTCAAGCTCATCGATCAGGGCCTGAATGATGCCTATAGGATGTATATGGGCGGCGTCGGCAATAAGGTCGATACCAGCTCGCATGTCATCCCTTTTTCGTCCTATGACACGCAGGCGTATGGCAACCTGAACAAAATCGCCGATCAGAATAGTGGCGCTAAGGGCCTGCAAGGCAATCTGCAGGATATCATCAATAACGGCGGCTTCAACAACTACCAGTCTGGCTCGCTCAACAACATGCAGAACCAGCTTCGCCAACTCGGCGGGAATGGCCTGTCAGGCGCTCAAGACAATGTGATGAACCGCTTCCAGCAGCAATTGCAGGGATTGGGGAATAACGGCCTCACCAATACGCAGGATCAAGCGCTTCAGAACTATCGCCAGCTTGCAAACTCGGATTACAGCCTCAATGCCAACCCCGGCGCAAAGGGCGTCCTCAACTCTGAAATTAGGGATGCCACGAACGCAGTAAATCTCAATGCCGCGGCGAATGGCCGATATGGCTCCGGCGTGCATGAAGGCGTCTTGGCGCAGAAGATTGGCGATCTCAGCAATAATTTCCGCTACAACGATTACAACAACTGGCTCGGCCGGCACGATGCCGCCAATCAGAACATGGCCTCTCTCTCGCAGCAGGGCTTGGGCAACGTCCAAGGCTTCGGCGGCGCAATCAACGCTCTAGGCCAGCAGGGCGTACAGAACAGGCAGGGGCTTTCATCCTCGCTTTTCAATGCAGGTCAGGCCGGTCTCGGCAACATGACGCAAGCCTATCAGGGCATGCAGGCACCGGAACAGACGCGCCTCGGCGTCGGCTCGGCCTATGACCAGAAATATGCCGACATGATCAATGATCGGTCGCGCATCTTCGCGGCACAGCAGAACGCACCATGGGATGCACTCAATCGCCTGATTGGCGTAGCTGGGTTGAATGGCCAGTTCAAGGATACGACCGGCGTCACCGTGGCGCCAGGGCCTAATCCGTTCCTGCAAACGCTGGGCGGGATTTCTACCGGTGCCGGCCTACTCGGCACTCTCGGCTTGATTTAAGGAAAATCCCATGGCTGTAAACCCGGTAACTCTGACACACGACCGCGACCCCGGCAAGTGGCATTCCCCCGGCACGATCGGCGGCCCTGATCTTGAAGGCAAGGGCTTCAGGTATTTGGGCGGTGCTGGAGCTGGCGGCGGAAACGGTCAGCCCATGGGCCTGCTGTCCGCATTCCTCCCCGGCCAGCGCAATGCCCTCGCACAGCAGCTTAATCAAGGCTTTGGCGGCGGTCTGAAGCAGTGGAACGGCATTCTCGGTGATACCTATTCCGGCATGCGCTTTACCCCCAACGCGCTCGGCTATCCGAACAATGACCAGACCGGCGACAATAACGGTGGCAACGATGGAAAGGGCGGCGACAATACCAATAATGGCGGTGGGAACAACGGCGGCGGCGGGTTTGACACTGGCCACTACAATCCCGGCTCTATCTCTTCTGCGCCCTATCTTGGAGGAGCTAGACAGCCGCAGAGCGCACGCCCTGGCATGCAGGTTCAAGCGCCGCAGATGATGCCGAATGCCTCACAGATGCAAATGCCGATGCAGGGCATTCAAGGACCGATCCCGCAGCAGATGCAACAGCAAATGCAGCCACAGATGATGCTTGGCCAGCAGCCGCAGATGGGCGAGCCATCCGGCCTTTCGCCGCAAGTCATGGCGCTGTTGCGCGCTCGCTTCGGAGGGCAATAAATGGCTATTCTCTCCCCTGGTCTGTTCCCTTCTGATCAGAGCGCTGGCTATTATCCGCCGGCCCCGAGCAAGGCGCTGCTCCCTGTTTTCTCGACTGATCCGAACTCGAAAATCACGCCGCAGCTTTTGCTGGCGCTCGGCTCTGGCCTTCTGTCTGGCAATACATGGAACGAGCAGATCGCGAATGCTGGCCTTGGCGCAAATCAGGCAGTGACCGCGCAGCAGCAGAAGCAGCAGGATACGGCGACAAAAAACCAGACCGTTGCCGCGCTCCAGGCATACCCTGATCTAGCGAATGCTGTCTCCATTGGCGCGATGACGCCAGCGCTTGCCTATGGTGAAATGCTGAAGCGCAAACAGGCAGAGACAGAAGACGCTAAGCCGAAATATACTGTTATAGACGGACGCCTCGTACAGACGAATGCACCGGGCGGGCAGATCAAGGTTGCCGCAGATTTCAGCGATCCCAATGCCAAACTGCCGGAGGCTGTCAAAACGACGAAATATTGGACCGATCACCCTGAAGAACTCAAGGCTTATCAGCAGCAGCAGCAGGATTTGAACGCAGCCAAGAACGCACCGACACCATCCGACAACCTCAAGAACAATCTCGAAACGGCGACATCGTATCGCAACGATCCGAACGTCAAGAATTATATCGTTACGCGCGATGCTTTCGAGAAAGTCAGGACGTCATCGCAACTTGGGACAGCCCAAGGCGACATCGGGCTTGTCTACGGCTTCATGAAGATGCTTGACCCGACTTCCGTTGTTCGTGAAGGCGAGTATGCAACGGCGCAGAATTCTGGAGGCCTCAGCGACACGGTCATCAACCTGTACAACAAGACGCTGAATGGCGAGCGGCTTACTCCCGAGCAGCGCCAGCAGTTCGTTGACGCGGCGCAGAAGCAATATGAGACGGTTGAAAAGAACCTTGAGACTACGAACTCGCGCTATAGCAATCTGGCGTCTCCGGCCGGCGTCGACATCAACAACATTATCGAAAAGCCGAAGACGTACCCAGCCATCAGCATCGGCCAATCCATTTCCACCACTGACCAGAACGGAAACCAAGTCACAATCCAGAGGCTGAAGTAGTGGGAACGTTCAAAATCACCACGCAGGACGGTGAGTTTCAGGTTGAGGCCGACAGCGCAGAATCCGCATTGGCCGCTTTGAACAAAGTCTCGTCCCAGAACTATATGGGGCCGACCGACAAGAACGGCGTCCCTGAAGGCATGGTGTATGATCCCGCTACAAACCGCATGGTGGACGCAAAGGCGCTTGCTGAGCAAGAAACTCCGAAAGGATCGCTTCCAGGCACATGGGCAAAGGGGATGCCCTTCCTCGGCCAATACGTTGACGAACTGGCTGGCTATCTCTCCTCCTCCAATGATACCCAAAACCATCCGAATGAGAGCCAGACAATCCAGACTGCAGTCGCGCGCGAGAGCCAGAACCTTGCTGACAAGAATTATCCCAAAACTGCGCTTGCTGGAAAGATTGCGACAGGCCTAACGACCGTTCCGCTTGCCGCTGAAGTCCTCCCGGCGCTGCCCGCGCAGATGGGCCTTGCTGGGCGCGCGGCGCTGTCTAGCGCGCTTGGAGGCACGACAGGGGCGATTGAAGGCGCCGTATCTGGCTATGGTGCCGGTGAGGACAAGCAGAAGCCAGCCGCGCTAGCCGCACCGCAGGGTCAGTTCAAGGGGCTAATCCAGCCAGGAAACATTGACCTTTCGAAGCGCCCAGTTGTCAAAAACGAAGATGGCACGATCAGCACTGTTCGGTCGATGTCATTCGAGCAGGACGGCAAGGAAATCCTTGTCCCGACCGTCTCTCCAGATGGAAAAATCCTCTCCGATCAGCAGGCTATCGATCAATTCCGCCGCACTGGTCAGCACCTCGGCGTGTTTGACAACCCGCAAGACGCGGATGCCTATGCTCAGAAGCTTCACGAGGCTCAGGCAGCATATTATGCCCAGCCAACGGATAACAACCGCACTCAGAGTGCTATTTCCGGCGCCAAATGGGGCGGCGCGACTGGCGCAATCCTTGGCGCCGCTGCCCCTGTTGTTTCCGACGCTGCATCATGGCTCGCCAAAAAGGCAAAGGATGCATTCACGGTCAATCAGAACCTGAAAGAGCTTGGCGTGTCCAAGCCGGCGGCTGACATCCTCCGCGATGTCACGAGCGCAGACGACACGCTCGGCCAAACTGGCATGACAAAGCTGCAGAAAGCTGGCGAAGACGCGATGCTTGCCGATGCTGGCGACACTGCGGCAGGCATGCTTGATACTGCCGTACAGAAGAGCGGCGAGGCGGGAAAGATTGCAAGCGCTGCGGTTCAGAAGCGTGCGGCCGAAGCCTCGGGAAAACTTCGCGGCACCATGGATCTCTTGTTCGGCAAGCCGGAAGGCATCGATACAGCGGCGCAAAGCATCTATTCGAAGAGTGCGGCCGCGCGGCAGGCAGCCTATAACAAGGCGTATTCGCAGCCGATCGACTATTCCAGCGCCGCTGGCCGTGATGTCGAAGACGTATTTGTCCGCACTCCCGACAGTATCCTTGGGCCAGCAATCAAACGCGCCAATGACAGCATGACCATCCGCGGTCTGCGCAATCAGCAGATTTTGGCCGACATCGCCGATGATGGGACCGTTACCCTCAAAGAAATGCCGAACGTTATGCAGGCCGACTATCTAAAGCGCGCCTTGAACGACATTGCAGAACGGTCAAAAGATGTTCGCGGCATCATCGGACCTGAAGGTGTCGACGCATCCACATTGGCAAAGCAATTGCGCAAGGCTCTTGCTGATGCT